GGAAAGTTTTTTGCATTAACTACTCTACCAAACATCTTTTTCGCATAAAAAATCTTACGATCAAAAGACAATGGATTTTTCTTTGAATCTTGAGTAGAACTTAAATAGACGAACCAATCTGCACGATTTTTATTCGCAACATCTTTAAGTTTGTTGATAAGTTTTTCATGTCCGATGGTAGGAGGATTCATTCTACCGAAAGTGAATACTGCGGTCTTATCTCTACTTATCTTTTCATGCAAATCTTTTAACTTCATAAGAATATTTATTTTACTTCGTATGGAACAAGTTCTTCATTTTCATTGACATAAAATTTCTTACCTTTATGTTCAACAATTGTATGTGTAGCATCAAATGCTTCTTTTTGAGTTCGTTTCTTTTTCTTTACAGTCTGCAAAACTCTTTGATACACTTCTTTGTTATCCATGATAAGTTTTAGAAGTTTATCAAACACTCTCATAATCATTACTCTTTGTGCCATCGTAGGTGTTTTACCTTCGTCTAGGTCTTTCATAAGTTTGATGAAAAGTGCCATTTCGTCTTTAGCAATGAGACCGTTTTGTGCAAGTCTTCTCAACCTTTCGTCAACTCCCTCTGTAAGAGAGATTCGAATCATTTTATCTTCAAGAGTCTCAAGTAATTCTTTTTCTTGTTCTAGCATTTATGCTCCCTTTGACCAGTTTTTGGCGGCATTGAAATTTTGTCTTGAAAATTCAAGACGGTCTACCAGTTTCACATACTGGTCAGATTTTAACTTGTCAACTGCAACAAACCCTTCTGGATTCGTCACCTTAAAACCATCATCATCTTGTATGAAAGTTTTAGTCAATGTTTTTACATTTTCTAATTTTCTCAGAATCAATAATTTACATGCAATCAATAAATTTTGCATTTCAAATATCATGCTCAGTTGTCTTCTGTTATTCTGAAAAAACTTTATAAATTCTCTAAATTCTTTACCTTTTCTTAACTTTGCTTTTTCTGTTTTTAACTTTTGTATCTCTTTTTCGGATCTCTCTTTCAAATATTTAATCAAACCATTAACATGACTTGAAGGATTTTCTATCGGGCGCCCTTCTCTTATTTTTGAATTTGTATATGTTTTTATTCTTATATTCACGTCCTTATGATTTTGTATGAACTTTAATATATTTGGATTTAATTGTCTAAATAATCTTCCAGCACCCGATAGAATCCCTGTAATTTGAGCGGTTTCTTTTTCAGTCATTGAAGCCGTACCACTCACATCTTCATATTCTGCATCTCTGAACCAGACATTTGGTGTCTTATTCATTCCCGAAATATCAATATCAAAACTAGCATTCATATCTGCCAAAGTATCTCCATTATACTTTGTGTGAAATACGATTCCCATTTTTGATGCTAACATCTCTTTAGCCAAATCACTATTTTTAGGTACTGCATATACGATAGTGTTTGGTTTGAATGTTAAATAATTTACACCATCAATTGTTTCATTCTGTAAATCTTCTGAACTATACATCATGTCACCTTGAATGACACCTTTTATATTCAATTCAGATAAAAACTCAAGTGCCGTTTTTAACTTTTTATTCAAACCTTCTGCAGGATGATTCCTATCAATGTCTTCTGGAGTATAATTAAGTTTTGCATTTTTTGCAAAAACACCTTTTGTGCCGACAAAAAACTTTCCGTTTTCAGGATTTGTTCCTGCAAAAATAGCAGGCGCACCATCCCATTTAACGGTGATGCGAACCTGCTTTCCGCTTTTTGTAGAACCAGCAAGCATATCTCTCAAACCTCTGAGAAAGTTTATTGCTTGTCTAGTTCCATCAACTCCATTGTTAAGAACCTCATCTTCAATATGTTCAAGGTGCAGGTTCTTATCTTCATTTAAATATTGTTTGAAACTTAGCATTATTTCCGCATAACTCGTTTCAAACTATTTATCTAATTAAAGATTTACGATAGTTGAATTACAATGTTCGTAGGGATTATCAAAAAATTGTGAGGAAGATGGTGGTAGTCCTAGAGATTTGCAAAATTCAGCATTGGTTTTTGCTTTAAACAGTTCTGAACGTTTGACTGGATCTCCATGTTCACATAATAGGTAGGTACTAAAACAATGCCATTCTGGCATTTTTGTATCACGATATTTTCTCACAAGAACATTTAGATATTGAGGCAGTTCTCGGTCGAAATCTACATAATCGACCCGAGAAAGAGATGGACGGTTTTTAACTTGAGGAAGGGTTTCTGGTATAAGTTCAACTTTCTTTTCAGAAACATATTCAGTTTTACATGTTGGACAATCACCTTCAGGTGTCATTTCACAACCCATAGGTTCATCACAAACTTGAATTTTTTTACTTTCTTCTACAGTTTGTTTCTTATAAATTACATCTGTGTTTTTAGAAACAACTAATGGGTTTTCAACTTTTTCTTGTTTTCCATGCACAACAAAAGGAAGTTTTGTGATTTTTGGTCCTGATAATGGTTTTACATTGATAGGTTTCAACAACATTTCTCCATCAGGTTGAACGACAACTTCATATTTTGTGCCATTCATTTCAACAACTTTAGCAAATGTCGGAAATGCTACAAAGACTAATACAAATAACATTAAGATAAAACGAATCATATCACCTCATTTATAAGAGATTAACAAAAAGAGAGTAAAACTCTCATTTACAGATATATTTTATCAAAAGGTATCAATTAAGTCAAGTGTTTTCTTCAACCCATCACCTGTTAAATCTAGATGTTCAAACTGTTCACTAACATCTACATCGTCTTTAAACACTTTCATATCACAATCATATAAATCTGAATCGTCTATTGGTATTCCTACCATTAATACATTATGACCTTTATATTCTATATTAATAGAAAATACTTCTCCAGGTGCTGATGATACTTTAATCATGCGTAATTAAACTCCGAAAAATCTTTTTTGTTTTTCATTTTGCCATGCGTGGCTTTATCAAATGCAGGTTCATCATCTGATTCTTGTTTATTCCAAGGTGCTTTAAATCCACCTTTTTTTGTTTTCTTTTCTGCCATCCTATCAATCAAGTCATCTTGTGCAGACTCCTCAAGGTCATATAATTTCATTTTTGCTCGGTCAATACCAATCACAAATCTTTTAGAACTTGTTGGATCGTTATATCTATTTTTAAGTTGTTTGACCATGATTTGATTTAACTGTTCAAGTTCTTCAGTAGATATCAAAGCAAACATCAAATCAGCCGTTGCGGGAAGACCAAATGATTCAGATGTATCTTCTAAACCTACGTCTGTACTCGTAAAACCTGAACGAGTGGTCTGCGTGGCTGACACAATAGGCACATTATATTCGACTGCCATACCACGCAGTTCTTCAGCAATGGATTTTATAAATGTATAAGAATTTACATTCGCTCCTTGCCTCAATCTAGAAGATGAACATATATTCAAATAATCAACAAAAATAATTTGAGGTATAAATTGCCGTTTAAGTTTCAATTCATTCAAAAGATTTCGAAAATGATTTGTATTTGCAGATGCCGTAGGATATTCCTTTACAATTAATTTACCATCTGTAACCTTACTTATCTGTGAAACTTTTCTATCGTACAAATCTTTAGGTAATTTTTTCAAATCATCAAGTGTGATGTTCATCAAATTTGCATCAATTCTTTCTGCAATTTTTTCTTCTGCCATTTCAAGTGTGATATACAGTACATTATATCCTTGAGATAGACAACTTGACGCCACATGACACATAAACAAAGATTTACCAACACCAGTACCTGCCATTGCAATGTTCAATGTCTTATTTGGAAGACCGCCTGAGGTGATTGTATTGAAATATTCTAAATCAAACTTAATACGTTCTTCTACTCTATGATATGATTCATATCTTTCATCAGAGTCTTCTATGTAATCATGACCGATATGAGGATCAAAACAGACTGCAAGTGCATCAGACAATATACTGGGTATGGCACCTTTTGTTTTATTGGTCTTCTTTTGACCATCAATAATGCTAATCGACTCTAATACTGCATTGTAGATTGCTTTGTCTTGACAAAATTCTTCGGTCTTTTCTAAAAGCCATTCTTGAGAATTTTTATCAATTACGGTGCCTTTGTATTGATGTAATCTTTCAATTACACTTTTTAGTTGCTCTTCATTTAATTTAGGATTTTCACTTAGATTAATTTCAAGGTTTTCCTCAAGTGGCGAATGATTATGCTTTTGAATGTAGTCATTGATTTCTTCAAATAAAATTTTGTCTGTTTGTTCAAGGAAATATTCACTTTTTAAATATGGTAATGATTTTCTTACAAATTCATCATTATACAAGAGATTCTTTAAAATCGTATTTTCTAGTCTTTCCATCCTCGCTTTCGGTTGTGTCTATGTTTTCTTGCACTAATTCTAATAAAATCTCACCAATGAGGGTTTCAAATTCTTTACCTTCCTCATCAGCATATTTTTTATTTACAATTTCTTCAGGTATTTCAAGTATATCATACTCAAATTTATATGTCAATGTTCCGTCTTCATTAGCCCTATCATTAACACCAAATGTATGATATTTGTAAATAACATCTGTAAATTTACCTTTTGCTATACGAAATGCTTTTTGATCCTCTTCATCACTCTGAGGATTCTGTACTATCTCGTACCACTCCTTCATCGTTTTTTGTTGTTCCATATAAAAACTTTTCTTTACAAAAATCGTCAATATTTTTCATGACATCTTCTGTAAAATATTTTTCAGGATGTTGCATGATTTGTTTACCAAATAATTTTGTACCATCTGGTAATTCAAATCGTGTAGAAACTTTAGAAAATATTCCTGCTTCTTCAGCAAGTTCAAGTATACCATACCAA